CTCACAGTTATCAGGATCACACGGGCAATCTACCTTGCCGCACTTGGGGCATACTTCTTTGTCACTCATGTTAGAAATAGCTCCTTCTCTCTTTTACGTCTTCTAACCAAACCTCGTAACACTCGTCCTCCCGCTCTCCTCCATTTAGGAAACTCGTCCGCTGCATCTTCATACTGTCCACGGTTCAGTTTCATTCTTAAAGTTGATCTCTGGAGGTTTCCTGTGCCTACGTTGTAGGTAAAACTACAAAGAGCGGAGAACATATTCTCTGTTAGCTCCGCTGAGATAAGGCGTCTAATTGCTTTCTCAACGTGCGATACTTCTCGTCGGAGGAGCGTTGTGCCATACTCCTCAGTGATATCACTTTGTTTAGAGGTGATAGGATTGCCTTGATGATCCCAGGTAGAACCCCAACCCACGGTCCATCGTCCAGCACTACACTGGTATACGGAGGACGACCATCCCTCGAAAGTTTTGACGATATCCATACCAGCTTCATTCATAGTGCCGTCCCACCTTGGCTTCTTATGGGCAGCTAACAAAGTGTCGTGAATACTCATTTACGATTGAAGGTTCTTTGCCCGTACCAGAAACAAACCACGGCGCTCCAGACACCCTGTGTCGGTTCGTTCCAAACCATTGCATACATAGCGTTGTCGATATAACCAAACGCTAATAATAAAGACAGAAGGACAAACTCAAAGAACAACAGGTATGTCATTATCGGTCTTACTGACGACGATAAGTTAATAACCCACTGACTACCCTTCTTGGTTATCTGTGCGTGTTCTTTATGTAATGTCTCAGTCTCACGAATATCAGCCTCGATATTCATCATCTGCATCTTCTGATTTCCAAGCTGAAGTTGCATCTCCAGTTGCTTGTCCATCATTTTTAATTCGTGTGCTTGGTCTCTTTTCTCTTCAAAGAACCCTAAAATCTTTGGAAGAAATGAACTACCAAAACCTAGTAAAGACGAGAATAATGTCAGCATTACACACCAAGTTCTTTCGGAGTGTCGAACTTTATCGTCACACAACTGGCGGCGTAATCTTTGATCTCGTTCTTACGTTTCTTAGCTATGTACTTTTCTTCCACGACTACCGGGGAAGGACATTGGATTTTATGCTCACTGATGTTGTGTTCTACCGTGCCGTCGTTCATAAGAATGAACACGACTAACATTGTTTTAACCATCGTACTTCCTTATGGGTGTTTACCGTTGTGCATGTGTCGGAGTGCTGATACTTCAGAAACAATTGACTCCAACGATGCTTTTGTTGCCGCTAGTTCTCTATGTTGTGCTTCCAGCTTTCCTGGGGAAAGTATTGTAGAAAACACTTTGTTTTGATGTTTAATAACAGCCCTGTCTGCGTCTGCTTGATCTATACGTGTGTTAATCTCATTAAGTACCTTTTCCATTTCAGCTATGTCTTGAATAACTCTGGATAACTGAGATTTAACTACGGCGAATGCTCCAGCCAATGAGGCTAAGAGTGTGCCGAATTGCACAAGTTCTCTGATACCAAATTCCATCTTATGTCACCGCTGGGCCAGACGTAGCGGCCCACCAAAGAAACCAACCGATACCACCGGCAATAACTATAACGGCTAAACCTTTAGCTATTTCAAATAGAATAGCTTTTCTATGTTCCGCACGTTCTTCTGCTTCTATCTTTTCACGCTTTTCACGTTTCTTTTTATCAGCAATTCGTTTCTCACGTTCATCTAGTATTAACTCCCAAGTAGTTTTTTCCCCCGGTTTAGAAGGCCACTTAGAGTTAATCTCTGTTTTAAGATCATCAAGCTGTTGTTGTAATTGTTTTTCTTCTATAACAGCAGCAGCAGCAGATGACATTGAGGTTTCTGAACCGTCATCTTTAGCGCGTTTCTGTAGTATGCTTTTGTTTTTTCTACCAATTGAGCTACCGGCTTTGTGGTCTTTATTATTCTCGTGTTGCTCTTTGGCTTGAAACAGTCCGTCTAAACCATGAGCTATGTCACTTATACCCTTTGCACTCTTTACTAGGGTGCGAGTAGCTGAGATCGCGGCAGCGACAGTTATTGGGTCCACTGCTGTTTATCCCAGCTTCTATGCCAGAGCCATACGTGGAGTTTCCCTACCTTCTTAGAAAACCATAGGACAGGCCGAGATCGCCAAAAATTAGAATTACGACGCATCACCGCGCTGTAGCCGGTGCGACCCCGTCGCCACCAAATGGCTGCTCTGCAAACGCTAGATAGATATATGTAGCAGGGTCATTGTATCCACCGCCATCAGT